ATCCGGTAGTATTTTTAAAAGCACTAGAAAATTTAGGGGGTTTAATTTTTCCAGATGAGTCTAGAATATTTTTAGAACTGGAATTTCCTTTATTTGCTTTTTCCATTCTTTTATTTTCAGCTTTTATGAAATCATTAATTTCTTTAAAAGTAAACTTTCTTAACCAAATGGGCATGTTATATACTGTGTACCAGTCATAACCACCATTACCATGATAAACAATATTATGTATTTGAGTGAATAAAGATTTTCTAAATTCTCCCGCCGTTTTAAGCGTCAGGCCAAAAAAGATTGATGCCGATAGGAATTGGCTTTCCTTCATCACTTCCTTGGGGAAAAAAAGTCAGATCAATGTCTGGGCTTACCTTATTTATTTCTTCTCTTAATGCCCTAGCATCTCGTGCTAGGAGGTAATTGTCCACAAAATCTCGTATTGTACTTTTAGAAGAATCTCCTTCAACTTCAGTTATAATATATTTTAATCTTGTAGATAAAGAGGGATCAGAATCTTTTTTAAGTCGTTTTAAACTAGCAACTTCCTTATTAACTTCTAATTCATCCCCATGAGTAAGTAGTTTAAATTTTAATTTATTTCCTGAGCTAGGTAAAGTAAAACTAAATGAATTACCATTTTTATATAATTCTTTATCTACTTTTTTATTTTCTAATTTGGATAAATCTACATTATAATCTTCCCCACGATATTTAAAAGAATAATTTTTACCATAACCTAAAACTCTTGCGGCTATCATTACAGCATTTTTATCTCCTATTAATAAATCATTATAATTGATTTTAGTAACAATTAAAGATTCAAATAATTTATCTAAAACAATTCCCTTGGAAATATATGATGCGTTGGATAGAATATCCTCCTCTTTAGCGGTCATATACTTAATTTCAATTTGTCCTGATGATAGTGGGTTATCTTTTGGGTATAATAATCCTTTAGATGGTAAGTCCAAAACCTCGGTTGGTAATTTAAATTTGCTCATAATCTAATTTTATAATAACTTATTATATATGTTATACATATTAATATAAAAAAAAGACTTGACAAAGCCAAGCCTCTTTTCAGGAAATATCAGGAATAAATATTTTAGAAGTTCAATACACAATAATCTGGTTGTACTTCTATTGAAATTTCTTGTGCAGCTGCATCTTCATCCCAACTGAAATCTCCGAAATCAGCTGATGTAATAAATGCACCTTTTATAATCCATTCAGATACTATATCACCTACAGGTCCTAATACATTCATAGTTAAATCTTTTTTATAAAAATCACTATATCCATCTCTACCTGTAACTGATTCATGGTGTAATCTTACCCATTCCATTACTGCTTGAGCACCAGAAGGTGTTATAGGATCAAACAACGTCATTGAAATTGGATTCCATACTGTTTTTCCTTTAACATATCTTTGTACATTAATATGGTTTAGGGTTACTGAGTTTTGTGTTAATGAAACAGCTCCTACTCCTTTAATTTGATATGACGGAATACCATCAACTAACATGATAAACCTATTTTTCTGCTTTGGCTCAAAGGCTGTAAAAAATATTTCGTTTGGGTCTAATACTGCCATTTTTTATGTCTTATTTTATTATAAATATTCTATTTTTAAGTTTTTATGCTGGGAATGTTGCTCCTGTTGGAAGAACATTGAAATCCAGTATAATAAATTCTGCTGTTTTAGTTGGTTGTAAATAAATTTGACCTACTAATTCATTTCTATCAATCACACTTGGTGTATTGTTTGAAGCATCCATTACTACTTTAAATGCATACAAACCTTGTCTTTGTTGTACTGATTCTAAGTATGGATTAACTTGGCTTAAGAAATTATTTCTTGTTACTATTGTATTTTGTTCAAATACTAAGTTATCAGAAACTTGTCCTATAAAGCTTTTTAATGCAATTAATAATCTTCTAACATTTACTCTATCTAAAGCACTAGCTTTTTTCTGTAGTGTTTTCTGACCAAATACTACAACACCTTGTCCTGGGAATGTAGCTATTGGGTTAACATTTGCTTCATATAATTCATCTCTATTACTTACAGTTAATTTTCTTTCTGCTCTAACTACTTGTCCTAAACCACCTCTAGTTATACCTGCAGGTGCGAACCATGGATCACTTGAAGCATCTGTAAATGCATATACTCCAGGTATCATTGTTGAACCAGGTACCCAAACTAATTCTCCAGTATTTGGATCAACTGTTTGAACCCAAGGCCAATAAGTAGCAGCATAACTTGAATCAAATCCTCCTGCTTGACTTAATACAGTAGCTATTCCAGTATTATAATTGACTAAATCAATAACTGAAATATTATCACCTCTTGAAATGGAATTATTAACCATTGTAGTAATTGCTGCTGATTGGTTTGAATTGGCTGCAATTAAGCCCGGTACTGTTATTACATTATATCTGTAATCATCTTGGTTAGCTAATAATTTTAATACATTATTATAATTAGCACCTACTAATCCTTGTGAATCATCATTATTAATATTATCATAAAAACGCATTTGTCTATCAGCTCCAGCATCTGGGATATTAGAACCTACTGCTCCATTAAATGAACCAGAACCTACTATAGGTAAAGAACCTGTAAATTCAGGTTTTGGGTTTCCATTATTATCAAAATAATCAGGTGTTAGATTATTTACTCTTTTAACTCTAATATATTTAGATACATTTCTAAATTCACCTACATCTTTAATAAAGAAATCTGTGCCATCATTGGATAATGTTTGGTTCATATTACCAATTACTCTTTCTATATAATTTTGTGAATTAGGATCTAAATTCAGATTATTAAATGACTCTAATACAAGTTTTTGACTATTATTATCATTACCTTGTCTTACAACAAGACTAAATGCACCAGAAGATGTATTTACTGATTCAACTGACCATCTTAAATTGTCTACACTTCCTGTAGCTAAAGCACCATTTGCTACTTGAACATGACCAGAATTCATTATTTCTCCTTCTGAGATTGTTTCTAAAACAAATGGAGATTTACCATCTGTGTTGTTTTCATTTGTTCCAGTTCCACCAATACCATCTAAAATAGTACTTCCTAATGTTATAGTAACATTACCTGCTGTAGGTCCAGTAGAACCAAAGAAACTAGATGATACAGCAATTGTATCTCCACTTCTATAACCTCTACCTCCGTCTGAAGCTGAGGCTACTGTTACTGCGTTACCAGCTACTACAAAATGTAAAACAGCTCCCGAACCATTAACACTTAAAGTTCCTGCATCTGAGGCAGTTGCAATAAATTCATAAGTTCCATTAGCTAAATCTGATAAACCACCATCGTTTATGGCACCAGCTGGGAATGAAAAAGATTCACTTATTTGAAAATCGTTAATTGAATATAAACCGGCATTTCCTGCTGCAGCACCTGCATTTGAACTAGTTGCTGGTAAAAATGATTGGCTTACAACTCTAGTTACTAATAATGAATTACCCCCATTTTGAAAGTAATTATTTGCTGCTATTGAGGTTAGGAATGAGTAGGATCTAGAACCACTTTCGATATATGAACCAAATACAGTAGTAAAATCACTATATGATGTTACTATTGTTGGTATATTGACTGGCCCTTTAACTGTTGGTCCCACAATCGCCGCTCCTTCTTCTGTTGGTACTGGGGCAATAAAAGATTGGTCATTTTCTCTTTGTAAAACGCCCGGAGATAAAATAGTTTCTGCCATTGTTATATATTATTTTTAATATTGTTTTATTATAAATATTAAAAACCTTTTCAAAAAACTATTCTGCTTTAATAAATTCGCCAGAGTCTATATTTATGGTTCCTTCTCCATATTTGTCCTGAAGAGATTGGGCTAATTCATTTTGTTTTGATCTAAACATTTTATATTCTTCCATGTTTTGATCTTCCCTTTCCTGAAATAAAATTTTATTTAAAGCTATTCTACCTGCTTCTACTAATATTTTATTTTCTTCAGTTCTAGATTCCTCTAATTTACTAATTTCTTCTTGTGATAACTTAATAGTACTCATTTAGTATTATTTTGATTATAAATATATATAAAATTTTTCAAATCAATAAGCTGTTCCTGGATAGGTACAGAATAATTGCTTTGTTTAAGGCATCTATTAAATGCTTTATCTTGTGTTGGTTTTACTGTAATATCTAAATTAAAAGTATCTTTAATAAAATAAGCTAATTGAACTTTAGATAAACAATCACTACCAATTATAGTATCTTTTTTAAATTTATCCCAATTATTAAGTAAATTTAAACAAAATTTAGCCCAATATAAAGTAGTACACCCATTCCAAAGAGCATAATTAGATAAACTAATTTCTTTAGATTTTTTAATATATTCAAATAAATAAGGTTTAGGAGTCAATTCAGGACCAATAATAGACGATCTAATTATTTTTGTATTTTTACCTTCATTTAAAATCCATAATGAAGCTTTAGATTTAGATGCTGCATATAATCCCATTTCATTTTCATTATCAGTACCTGGGTGTATAATTTTACAACTGGTATTAGTGTCTAGGTAAATAGGTAATTCAAAATTAATATTTATTTTATCTTTATCAGGTACTGTAATAGCTATACAATTTATTATAGCATCTCCCTTAAAATTTTCTACCACATTTTTAAATTCTTTACTAGGCCATCTATAATCAGTAGTAATACATTCTATATTTTGATCCTTAAAATACTGATGTACTACAAAACCTAGCATTCCTTTATGTCCTAATATTAATACTTTCATGGTCTAAAAAAATCGTAATTATTTAAAATATGAATTAATTCTGGGTGTGATACTGTAGTTTCATAGCTATTAAATTCATCTTTAATGCAATCATCATACACATTTTTATAATGCATATAGTAAGTATCATCATTTTCATTATAAATAGTTCTAGGTGCTTCTTCCTTACTAACCATTATTTCATGGATTTTTTCAGATACTCTAGGAGACCCTAATTTGTATTTTAGACCAAATTTATCAGAGTAAATTTCAAATAGGTCCTTAACTAAAAAAGAACGTAAATTAGGGATAACATTATATCCATCTACTTTTAATCCTTTTTCAATTAAATCCATAGCATCTTCTATATCAATCATAAACCTAGTCATTTTTTCAGAGTATAAGGTTAATTCATAACCTTTATTTATAGAATCCCAAATTAATGGAATAATACTACCTGTTGAATTTAAAACATTACCATAAATAGCAGAAGATAGTTTAACATTAGATTTATCTGAATTTACAATAAATGATTCACCAGCTATAAATTTCATAGAACCATAAAGTGTAGTTGCTGCTCTAGATTTATCTGAGGATATAAAGCAAGCTGATTCAAAATTATTTTCTTCCGCAACTCGTCTTGAATTTATAGCTCCATCAATTAATACTCTTACACCTTCTTCTACATTTTGGTCTACTGATTCTATTTGTTTTAATGAAGCTGCAAAAATTCCTATATTATGGTTTATAGAAGCTCTTTTTAATAGATCAAAATTCCTAACATCTCCAATCACACAATTAATTTTAGGATATCTTTTTTTTAAGTAATAATGTTTAGCTTCATCTCTAGAATATACTGTGATTTCGTTATTATCATAATAGCGGTTAACTAAATGTGAACCTAAAAATCCAGCTCCACCAGTAATAAAAATTTTTTTATTATTTAACATTATCTATAATTTTAATTTCAGGAAAAGGAATAATATAAGGTATTCCTAAGTGTTTAGTTTTTTCTATAATCATATCAGCAAAATTCCATGCTAAAATTAAGATATAATCTACAGGTATTTTTTGTATTTCGGAAGGAGGCAATATAGGTATTTTACCATTTGAAGTATACCTATTATATCTTTCGCTAGATTCATCAATGATATATTTTATATCTTTATTTGTCCATTCCAAAGTAGAAGTTAATGTATTGGCTCTACCTGATGCTCCATATCCTATAATATTTTTACCCTCAATATTTAAATTTTTAATTTTAGCATCTAATTTATTTAAAGCAATTAAAACATCATTTTTAAATTTACTTAAATCCTGGTAGTCCTTTTCTATTTCCAAATAACCATCTACCCTTTCCTGTTTAGATTCTGTAGTATCTTTAGTTGCTATAACTCTAATAGAACCAGAATGTATAGGTATACTTTCAACATTAATTATTTTAAGACCATATTTAGATAGTAAGGGTTTTAAACTAGTTACAGTATAATAAAACAAATGTTCATGGTACATAAAATCAAACTGAAATTTATCTACTAAATCTACTAAGTATTGAACCTCAATTATAAATCTACCTTTAGGTTTTAAGCAATAATGTACACCTTTAATTACGGAATTTATATCTTCAATATGAGCAAAAGTATTACTAGCTAAAATTAAATCAAATTTATTTTCCCATTCTTTATTTTTAGCAAAACCATAATTAAAAAAGTCATTGATTATATTTAATGATTTTTTTCTACCTAATTCAACTATATTAGTTGCAGGATCTACTCCTATTGTATTGTGTATTCCCCTATGTTTTAAAGCATCAAGTAATGGACCATCATTACATCCAAATTCCATAACATCACTCATAGGAGTTAAATTTTGAGTTTTAACTAACCAGTTTGCAAATTCATTAAAATGTTTTTGCATACCTACAGATGAAATATATCTATAATCTTTAAATAATATTTCGGGTGGTATTAAAGTGTTGGTTTGTACTAGTCCGCAATGTTTACATCTTACAATTTTAAGAGGAAAAGTATTAATCTTATCATTAGGACTATTAGGAAAACTCCCAGCTAGGGGTACTTCACCAAAATCAAATATTACTTCAAATTCAGTGTGACCACAGGATTCACATGAAATACGTTCTTTATATGTTGTCATTAGCAACTTCTATAGCTGATATAGCCGTTAATTTAAGTAATTCTTTGGGGATTTCCAAATTATTTATGATAATTTTTAACCCATTATCTACAAATTTAAATTTATTTTTTTCAAATTCTCCAATATATTTTTTGACATTTGAAAATAAAAAAGGTAAATAAATTAAATGATCGTCTAATTTGTCTATTTTAGTTTTTGATATTAAATTATTTTTTATATAAATTTCAATATCTAATGAAGTTTTAATATTAAATAAAAATAGTAAACATTTATTAGTTCCTATTTCTTTATTATTAACCCACATTTTTTCTTCTCCTATAATCCAGTTATATCCATCCCTAGTATAATAATCTTTAATAAAACCAGTATCCATTTTAATAGATGTAGTTACTGTTTTGGCCCATTTATTATAAGGAATTATTTTAGAATTATCTGACTTTAATTTTTGGTACATATAGTTTTCAGTGACTCCAAATCCTACATTAACTGCATAATCATCATAATTGATCTCTTTTATTTTATTAATAAAAGGTTTAAGTTTTAAAGCACACCAAGACATATGTAATGCAGGATCATATTTTCCTCCATCATTCATTTTTACCCTTCCATAATCAAGGATTACATTATCATAAGTTAATAAATCATTTTCAGCTGATGCAATTAAATTTTTATTAATAACTAAATCATAATTTAAAATATAAACATTATCGTAATTTAATTTACTAGCATATAATAATCCTCTTTTCCATTGTTGAACTGCTGCATAGCCATAATCTAAGTATAAGGTATTTAATTTATAATTTTTATATTTACACCAATGAATAGTAGATCTATGTTTAAAATCCATAATAGGATTACTATAATCAAAAATAGTATAATCAGTTAAATCATTACTATCCTGTTCAACTGGGTAATGAGAAAATAATATAATGTCCTTATTATACTGTTTTAGTTTTTGTAAAGTATCCTTTAAAACTTTCTTTTTTAAATCAGTATCACAATAAGCAGTAACTAAAAAACACTCTTTAGGCATCTAAAATATCTATATATTGGTTATCACTTTTATTATATTCGTCTGTTAAATCAAAATAATTATTTTTATAATCATAAAAACCTATATTTTTAATATTTTTAGGTAAATTAACTATTTGTTCAATAGGTTCTAATTTTATAATTTGTTTATTTACTTTTAATTTAATATATTTTTTTTGTTTAAATAATCTTGGTAAACATTTTGGATTATCACTTTTTTCAAAAAATATTCTGAATAAGTCATTATGAATATTTTGGTTAAAAATAAAAGGAGTACCAAAATCTATTTTATCTTCTATTGTGTCATTAAACAATTCATAATTAAAAGAAGATATTATTACTCTCCAATAATCTTCTGCACTATGGAAAATTCCTTTTCCATTATCCTCTTTTTTAATATAGTCATTAAATGACATTTTATTAATAAGTTTTATAAGATTATTCTTTTTAATTATGTTAAAAACTAAACTAGGCCATCTAGTTTCTGAATTTGAATCTACTACTTTAGATACAATAAAATTACTAGTAGGTTTTTTTAAAGTTTTAATTATTTGATCAGTTAATGAAATATCATAGTTAATAAAACTATAATATGAATAATTCAAGTCTAGGGCAAAATTAGATGATTTTATAAACTGATTAAATACTGTCCAACCATAATCGGGATGATTAGATCTTAGTTTTATAATTTTAGTTTTATCAGTTGGGTGTGCTCTTGTGTTCCAAAACCTAAATGTTCTTACTGGTGGGTAAATTATAGGGTTACTTTTATCAAAAATATAATATTCTACTTTTTGTTGAATATCAAAGGGGATTGAAATGTGAGATATTAATAATATATCAAATCCATTAGATTTTAATAAATCTATGTTTTCATTTAAAACATTTAATTTATTTGAATCGTTACAATGGCAGGTTATTATTATTAAATTATTTGTCATAACAAGCAACGTATTTAGTAATATCCTTTTTTGGATTATATTTACTTAACCATTCATGTTCAATATAATTAGTTTTATTATTATTACTTTTAAACCAATCACCATTATTTGATTTTAATTGATTAATAATTTCTTGCTCCGATTTATATTCTTTTAATAGGTTTAATTTTATTGTTAATATATCTTTAGGTAATTTAACAATATTTTTTCCAAAAACATAAAATTTATCAGTTAAAGATTTTACAGTT